ACCAATAGGGTCTTGAAAGAAGCCAGTAATACCTGTTTGGTAGGATGTAATAGGGGCGTTTCTATTGTCAGAAATTTCGCCCTCACCTTGAAATCCTATGTTTCCAAAGTCTTGGCTAAATGGTCCTGCGCCTCTAGCTGCTGCGTTGGCTGCTTCTACTGCACGAGTACCCTCGTCTTTACCGCCATATGTGGGGTCGCCACCATACGGGCCAATAGAGGTATCAATTAGGCCACCTGCTGCAATTGCAGCCTGATCGCCTGGAGACAGGTCTGCTGTTTGACCACCACTATGACCACCAAGTCCACCACCAGGATCGCCGCCAGCCATGCCGCTAGAGTTTGAGCCGTGGCTATCTGCTCCGGTCGAGCCTTCAAAGAATTCCGGCAGGCCAGTATCGGGGTTGATAGTACCGGAACCACCACGATCTTTAAGAAGCTGTGCTTCTTCTGGAGTGATATGAGCTAGCATAGTATCGCCGTTACGACCAAACTGCTCTAGTTCAGCAGCCATTTGTTTAGGGTCTTGTTCTGTTGCTGCTAAAGGCTTATCCTTCTTGATTTCAAGAGCGTTGTCGATTAGGTTTTCTAGCAACTTTTTGTGGCGCTTTGTAATAGCGCGAAGTGTCTTTTTGTCGTCTATTTTACCTGCTGCTTTAGCCTCGCGAATCATTTCACGAATGGCTTTTAGCTCTTCAATTACGTCTTTATCCGGCAAAGACGCTACCATATCGGCATCTTTTACCCAAGTATCGTCAGCCGGTGCTTTTTCTTCTGTAAAGAATTCAATAAGCCCGGTAGATGGGTTTTGTGTGCCAGAACCACCGTTCATGGCTAGCAACAACTTTTCTTCTGGAGTTACGTGCGCTAGTTCCGTATCGCCGTATCGGCCTTCCATAGCTACACGTTGAGCAGCGTCTTCCAAAGAAATATCTTCGATGCTGCTTCTACGATCCCTATTAGGACGGCTAGAAGGGCGTTGGTTTGGCTTTACTTCGTCGCCACGCCAAAATCCTGGAGCACGAAATCTATCGTACTCTTCAAACGGACGCCACTTTTCTACGGGCGCGTCTTTTCCAGACCGCTCTTTTTCTGGAGGGTTACGAGTGTCTTCTTCACGCTTACGTACTAGTGGTTCCGACATTTAATTTCCTATTAGCAGTCCCATTTTTTGAGATATGCTGATAATTTTTCTGCTCTTTCGGAGCTATCTTTTACATTACCAGCAGCTAAATTACATGTGGAGCATAAAACACCACGAATAGCTCCTGTTTTATGGTTGTGATCTAAACAGGCACGTTCTGAGTACTTATTTGAGTTTATGTTAATAGCTGTGCCACAACAAGCACATTTACCTTCTTGACTATTGTATATTGCCATAAAATCTTCAAAACTAATACCGTGACGTTTCTTTAGATTATATCCACGAGTATAAGGCTGAGTGCAAGAACGACAAGCGTAATTTATTCCAGACCTTTGTTTTTTGTTTTTATTAAAAGCTTCTGGAGGCTTCCATTCATTACAGCGACTGCATTTATACTCACCAGTTTCGTTTGGAAGTTTTAGAGCTAATGGCATTACGCACAATCCCAGGCTCGTAGGGCCAAGGCTTTGCGGGTTGGTCTACCTTTTTCGTCTTTCATAGGGCCTTTTACTCCAGACATGCGAGCACAGAAGGATTTACGACGTGCTGCTGCTGTTGGGCTCTTGGCCGCTTCCTTGGCCTTGACAGGAGGCTTTAGATTGGCACCTTCTGTCTTTTTGTAGTGTGCCCGTCCTGCGGCGTTAAGACCGCCTTTTGGGTTTTGGTGTTTCTTTAGAGGCATTATTTGCTTTCCGCGTATGCTTTAATTTTACTGGGCAAGTCCACCAGTGTTAGCAGAGAAGCCAGCTTGCCCCGGTTGTGGAACACTTCCAGTTCCGATGTTGCCCCCACCAGCGCCCGTAGGGTCGCCTGGGTTTGCTCCTGGAGCCATGCTTCCATTTCCGGCCATTGGGGGTGCTGCATTAGCACCTGGAGCCTGCGGGCTCTGTCCTTGTCCATTAGTTCCTTGCTTTCCGATAATGGCTGCGTAGATAGCAGCCTCTTCTGGGTTGGCGATAAGCTCTTCTGGATCGATATCCAAAGTAACTGCCAACTCCTTGAGTACAGTGTGCCAGCGAATGAATGGTGCTACTTGTGGGTTTGTTCCTACTTGTAGCAACGTCATCAATCGCTGAGAACGTACTTCCTTCATCATAAGAGCGGAAGTACCGCGAGCCTTTACTTCTAGGTCGCCACGAATTTCCAAGTCCTCTTCGTTAAACTGCATGTTCCACTGGTAATAGCTTTCGCCTAGTGGACGAAGAAGGTACTCGTCGATATTCTTGATAACAGTCTTGATGTTTAGTGCGGCTGCGCCCATAAGCATCGACATGCCGGATGCTGTACGAGTTGTGCCGCCAACGTTCGTAGCACCGTGCGAGTACGAAGGAATACCTGTTTCCTCGTCCGCAAACTGACGGAACTTGTCGAACGCAAACATGTTCTCTTGGGCTGTGCTTGGAAACTTGATGCCGAATACGGACTGTCCAGGCTGCCCTTGCTGACGGCGGAAGATTTGGCCGGGCTTGATCTTCATATCCTGGCCCGCTACCATGGAGTCTTCCGAAACGTCGAATACTAGATGGCCAGCATAACGTAGGTTATCGACCGTCATACGAGCAAAACCGTTCATCATAGTTTGGCTGTCTTCCATGTTTTGTGGAAGACCGACGCCCCAGATGTTGTACGGGTCTACTTCATAAGGGCAGACCATATAGGGAATACGTGCTGGTGTAAATGGGTTAAGAACCAAACGAAGTACGTAATTGCCGCATACCCAAATGTTTACTTGAAGTTCGTCTTCTGTAGTGTCAATTTGGTACTTGTTCTTAAGATCGATACCAAACGAGTCGAGCAATTTACGATCAACGACACCCCAATATTCCAATACTTCGAAACGCTCCTTGGGAGTGTTGCCTAGATCGTTAGGACGTAGCTGATCTTCGTATGTACGCTTTTCGTAGTTTGGACCTTGAGCAATGGCTGCGGCAATAGCTTCCTTATCGAACAGCGGGCGATTCATAAGGTCGCGCATACCGGATTCGTTAAGGTGGTAGCGCTGAACTGCCCAGCCAAGTTCGCTAGGTGTACGAGCCGAGGGGTCTGGGTAAAAGTCCCATACGCTTACTTGATCTAGACGAGGAACTTCCTTTACAGTAGCCGAGTAGATACGACGAGGCCCCTTTTCATCTGGGTTCTTTTTCCAGGTGTGATAAATCTTTTCGTAGTTAAACGGGCCTTTAAGAATGCCTGTACCGAGCAATACCATTTCGAAAGCTGCATTACGCAAGCTTGTAGTGGCGTTTGTCTCGTCTAGCTGATCCCAAATAACCTTCTGCATCTTTCGTGCAGCTTCCTTGGCAGGAGAGATTTGGGGCATCTTCATTTTGTCTGGAGAAGGGCCAGCCTTCCAGTTGCCCTGTCCTAGAATTTCATTTTCGGACAGGCCAGCTAGTAGAACATCGACGGTCGCCCCAGGAGGAATAGAACGACCGTCGCCTTCATAACCAATGGCTGATGCAAGCGAATCTGCGGGGTTTGGCGCTTGGGCCTGTTCTCCCCCTTGTGCATTGGCTGGATCAAGATGGGCATATTCAGCTATGCCTTCTGGTTTTTCTGACGGTTCGATACTGATTGGAAACTTAGATGTACCGAATAGTACGTCGATAATTTGGCCGTAGGCTGCTACTACTTTTGTCTTCGTAATCTTGACGAATATACGCGACTGATTTACATCGTCGAACGTAATCTCAGGGCCATATACTCCTTTGTAGTTTCTATAGGCTGCCAGCCACTCCTGCTCTTTGGCTGAGCGAGCATCCTCGGCGGTTACAAGCTTCTGCCGTACAAAACCAGCTAGCCCAAATTGACTGGCTGTAAGCCCTGTCTCAGTGGTCGAGCTTTCCTGCTTAGCCGTCTCTTTAGCAATAGCCATGCCTGTTACTACGGCACGCTCCGCTTTAGTTTCGGGTCTTTGTACTAGAGAAGCCATTATATTTCCTTATTAGAACTTCTTGATTAGCGAGTTATCGTCGGCCATCTTGTTCATGGAACCGACACCTGTTACGAGCGAACCGCCCTTGCCAGGAGCGCTCTCGATAAGAGAACCCTGCTTGGCTTCACGATTGATCGTACCGGCAGCGCTTGTAAACTTCGACATGTTACCGGATGCGGCGCTTTCGATGCCCGAACCGGTAAAGCCGCAACAATCTGCTTCGAACTTCATATTCATATCGCCTGACTTTTTCATTTTATCTCCTTAATACCCGAATACGGGGTCTGCTGGTTTATAGTTTTTAGCTGTACTGGCAAATGTCCAAACTGCTGTTGCAGAGGCATTGAGGGGTCTAGACATTACCCCGTATCGTAAGGCATCGTACGCATGGTCTTCTGCCTTGGTGTCCACGTCTTCCGAGTTTGTAGGGTCGATTGGTAGAGTTGGAAGAGTAGATATTAGGTTTGTGCAAGTGGAAAAAATCTTAAGCTTGGTCTGTTGGTTTTCTACTCTTAGTCGTCGATGTACTTCAAGCTTTCCTGAAATTCTTGATCCTGGGCTTCTGTCGGAGGGTCGCCATTTACATCCTCGTTTAGCCATAGTTTCAATAATGCTAGGCCCCGAGTCTCCACGCTTAGCCCAGAGAGACGAATCCATAATTCCATTGATTGGCTTTGGGTCAAGAGTCTCCATTTCTACGATCTTTTGGGCAAAACGCTCGGCATCAAGCCCTTTACCGTAATATTCACGATAGACGTATAGTGTGTTATCGTAGTCTACCGCAAACCAAAGTACACACGCAGGAGAACTGTAACCCCAATCAGCAGCCCTAAATCGTGGCCATGTCTTAGGAATATCAAAAGGTTCGATAACATGATATTTTCTATCAAACTCTGGAAAGGCTGCCCCTTCCGTAACGTCCCAATCGCCTTCCAACCACTGTTTACGCTTATGTTCTGGTAGGTTAGCTAGAGCAACCATGTAGTCGTCGCTCTGCATTAGGTACGGGTTATCACTTAGTTTAGCCGGAATATACCGTCTAGAAATCTTTTTTACGCCAATTGGTGTGGTTACTTCAATAGTAAATGGCGTATTGGGCGGAGAAGGATCGATGAATCTACGCTTTACCCAAGAGTGACCGGGACCACCAGGGTTAGCGGTAAAACGCATATGAGTAGGGATAGTAGGATCGATGGAGCGAAGCGAGCCCGATAAGTCATTTACGATATCCTCCGAAGGAAACTGAGCAAGCTCGTCGATACCGATCCAGGTGTAAGCTTGACCCTGGTATCTCATTACGTCATCGCGAGACTCGCAGTAGCCGAACTCCATGCGTGCGCCGGACGGAAATATCCACTCTTTTTCTTGCTCTCTCCACTTGGTTTTTGGACCAAAAGCTTGTGGGTAGAGAATCTTAGACTTGTGAATAAGGTCTCGAACTTCCGGCATTGTACGCCGTAGAAGCAACGCACGAGCGTTACCGTTGGAAAAGTACCGAAGAGGATCGATAAGCATGGCGTAGGACTTGCCACCGCCTCGCGCGCCCCCGTATAGAACTTCCTTTTCGGAAGCGGCCAAGAACTCGGTCTGAGGACCGGGATTAGGCTTAAAGGCAATCTTCTCTTCGTTTGTAGTAAGTTCTTTAACGATAGTCGGTGTTAAAACCTTTAAATCGTCGTCTGTAATAATGGTCGATTCGGCTTTGCCAGCAGCTATATCGGAAATCTTTTTCTTGGCTTGTACAGCGCTATATCTGTCGCGCTGCGCGTACATTTTTTCCTTATCTAGCTGCTTAATCTTATTTTCAATACGCTTAATCTTGCGCTGTTGAGTTTTCTTAAGCTCACGAACCGTCTTGCGTCTGCCCGGTAGAAGCTTGTCCGTTGACTGCTTCGCTACCGTCTCTGGCGTTACCCACGCCGCTCTTGGCTTGGGTGCTGGTGGTTCCACCGGCAAATCGTCTGACTTCGTATTGTCCTTCGTGTCGCTCATACTTTTTATTTCGTTTGCCCCAGGAGCAGTTACGTGCCACCCACATATGGGATACTTTCTTGTTTAGTTTGGCACTTAGCCAATTGGCTACTTCTCTGGAGGAACAAGTCTTGGCGTATTCTTTGGCTTGCTTAATGGCATCCAGTTCTTCTGGAATTGGCACTAGCCATTTTGGGTCTTCTGGATGTTCTTTGTAGCCAAGAGGAATAAGACGAGACTCTCGTAAAACAAGTCTATCGTCGTTATTTGGAGGAATTAGTTTCTGGATCGTCATTTGGAACCGGATTCTTAGCAGGAAGAATAAAAATTGAGTTGGCTCCTGTGCCTTCGATCTGTAGACGCTCTTTCTTTGCAATACCTACACGATCAAGAACTTCTTTAGCCGCTGCTAGGCGAGTGTTTACGCCTGGAGCAGTGGATTCTTCCGTATCCATAGCGCTAGAAATCTTACGAGCAGCTTTAGGAGCATTTAATGCTAGTTCATACTCTGTACGCTCAAGAATTTCTTCTTTTAGCGCCGCTACAACCTTATTCCACGTAGTAGGAGCATAACCAGCCATGCTGGCAGCAAGCTTTACGTCCCCTTCTGCATCACCAAAAAGGGCATCCAAGAACTTTTCTTGCATTTCCGTAAGCTGTCTTGCCATTATAGAGTTGCCCCGTTAATGAAAATAGCATCGATTTGCTCTGGCGTCATGTTAAGTTGGGCTGCCGTAGCCAACAAAGTTGGGTTATTACGCTCAATAGTAATGGCATATTCCCACTCTTCCTGTACATTTTCAGGTGCTGCTGCTAGTAGAGCGTCTACTTGTTCTTTAATACCGGCAGCACGCAACGCCTTACGAGCCTGTAAAGGAGTTAGAGAAGACGGAACTACAGGTGGAGCAGGAGTAACTGGCGCTATAGGTTCTGGCAGTTCGACAGCACCAAATGCTTCTCTGTCCGCAGGAGACATTTGACGCAACCATTCCGCAGGATAACGAACACCATTATACGTAAATGGAGTATCGATCCTTACTTCTTGTCCATCTGCTAGTCTAAATATCATTTATTCCTCTTAACGGGCGTTTGCGAATTTGAAGGGGTGTTCAGCGAAGGCGGCGAAGATGTAGTTGGTCGAGCCGCCGTTGATGTTGGCGTTGTTCTCGCGAAGCTTGAACCCGTTGGCTGTGATGTCTAGGACGCCGTCAGTTGCCTCGGCGTTCGGAAGGTTGGGTATCAAGCGGGGGCCGACTTGGTTTGTCGGATTGATGGCGGTATCGTAGATCGCCCAAGAGGTCGCGCCGATCACATTTTTGATCATAATGAAGCGCGGCCTAAACCCGCACCACACGAACGGGCCGTCCACGCTACCGTTGCCGGTGTACGAGCCGAACAGCGAGAAGCCGGGGATCGAGGTCCAGAGATAGGTGACGTAGGTGTCTGTGTTGCCGTTGACCGCCGAAATGTCCGTAACGCCAGCGACGACGCGGAAAGTGGACGACGACGAAAAATCAGCAAGCCCGCCGAACGCAGCGGCGGTCGGATTAAACTGCGCGTCGGTTCCGTCGAGAACGAGGTTATTGCTCGCCGCCTGGGAACGATGCTTCACCATCCAGCGCCGCCCGCCATCAGCGTTACGCCGTTTCACGATGCCAAAATGCGGGATGGCATTAAGGCTGTGCGCGATGTCTCGGTTGTTCACGCCGTTACCTGTATAGGTCACGATGTCGAACCCATAGGCCGCGCCCTCGCGCCACGCCCAATCGACGTAGGTGTTAGTGTTGATGTTGACGCCGCGAGACGAGCCGTCGGTGCCGAGGCTATAGCCGTTACTGTTGAAAGCCGTCAGAGAGTTTGCGTCCGCGTACTCCGCCGCCGTGCTGTTGGACACGAGGCCGTTGTTCACGCCGCGCACGGCATCGAACAGGTTGTGGTTGGTGGCGTTGGAACGGCTCTTGATCCACACCAAGTCGGGCTGGAAGCGAAGCGACGAAACGCTGGCCGACGCGCCCGTGCCGGTGCGAAGCGTGGCTTGCATCCCATCATCCCCGCGCTGGATCGTCGGCGTCGGGATATTGGCCGTGTTGAGCGCGGCGAAGTCGGTCGGCGGGGTGTAGGCGAACGCGCGCTGGCCGAAGTTCACGTCACCTGTCGAAGTGCTGACGGACGCGCAAGGGAAGAACGGGTACTCGGACGACGATATGCCGGAGAACGCCACGCCCTGCGAGACGTTGTTCTTGTAGAACGTGATGCTGCCCGCGTCAGCGTCGAACGCAACGCCAATAACATCGCCAGAAGTCCACGACGCGCCGTAGGCCACAGGGCCGGGGCCATCGCTGCGCTTGTTGCCGTCCGAGCTATAAACGTAGTGCTTCTGCCCCGCAGGATAGCTGCTCATGTTGCCGGGCAACTGAATGATCCCAACGTCGGGCGTCGTTCCAAGCGTCGAATAGACGACTTCCCAGTACCATTTACCCGACGACATGCCCTGTGTGCCGATGGCGCTTTCGCCCGAGCCGCCATTAAGCCGAAGGTTTGCTGCCGACAGAGTGGCTATGCCCGAACCCGACTGCTTGAGCGGCGACCAAGTGCAATAGTTGTTCGTCGGGCTGTCCAGCATCTGATCGAACGTGGCGCCCGCCGTGACACTGATGCCGCTGCTCGTCCAGTTGTTGCCGTTGCCCGAGCGGTCCTGCGAGATCGTCGTGGTGCTGGCCGCGTCGTTGAAGGGCAGATAGAACCCATTGGTGCCGTAGGTGCCGGTGTAGCGACGCGGAACCCACTGGTTCGTCGCGGGGTTGATCTGACCGAAAGCGCCGACGCCGGGATTGGTCGTCATCTGGCCGGTGAAAATAAACTCTGCCAGATAGCCGTCGAAATAGTTCGTCACCGTGTCGAACGTGCCGATGTATTGGGTAAAATTGTCGCCCCAATACATGCCGCTATTTTGCGCCAACGTGTTCGTGCTGGTCGCAAACGAAGTGACGCGCGAGCCGTTGACCCAAATTTGGTATCGGTCGGAAGCCGTCGATAGCGTCGTGTCCACGACAATGGCGACGTGATACCAAGCGGTCGGATCGCGATAGACGGCGTTGGTGATGAACTGAACTTGCGTAGACCCGCCGCCGACCACCGTAAAATTCAGTTGGTTCGACGGGCTGGTACCGCAATAGGTGTAGTTGTTGCCGTTCGAGTATCCGCAAAACAGCGCTTGGTTCGAGCCCGCACCCAGCTTTGCCCAGAACGAGACGACATGCCGATTGGCCGTGACGGACGTTAGGCCGGTGCGAGACAGCCGCGCGCTGTTGCTCGCGCGGAAACGAAGCGACTGGTTGATTCTATAACGTGTAGAACCGCCGCCAACAGCTAGAAATTCAGGGCTAAACATTAGGAAGCGACTACGCGACGGCCCCACTCACGTAGGTTTGTACCATCGGAGCGAAATACAAGATGAAGTCTGGACGAAGCTGGAAACGAGCTTGGAGTGCCATCGTTGCTGTCAAAGATAAATACTGCGTTAAAAGCGTGAGCAAATGAACCACCAGAATTGGTGATCGACAAAGCGTAAAATGTGTTGGATACTTGGTTTGTAGGCGCAGCAAATGTGCGTGCAGCCGTGCAAGTAACAGCAGCTACCTGTGCCGTAGCCGTGTCCCAGTTAACTGTAGCGCCATCTGTAAGCGTACCAGTAAGGGGAGTTTGTCTGGCAGTCCATGTCTGAGCTACCGTATAACGAGCTACAACAGCAGTATCGATGGCAATTGTACGATCAGCAGATAGGTTGCCGATAGTGGCAATACCAGTACCGGCAGTCAGCGTACGAGTGGATGGAACGGCATCAGTAATGCCATAACCGGATAAAGTCGTAGGTGTAGACGTAATGCTAGACCAGGGAATTGAAATGCCTACGAATGTACCACCGGTAATCGTCTTACCTGTAAAGGTCAATGCAGCAGGTAACGATAGCGTCGGGTTGCCAGCAACACCATCGCCGTTGGTAACTGTAATTTCGTTGGCAGTGCCAGTAACCGTACGAGTGGCTGCTGTACCGGCGCCAGTACGAGCAATAAGACCAGTCGTGGCAAGACCGGCTACAGCAGTCAAATCTGCGTCTAGAGGCTGAGCGTCTGTGATGCCGTAGCCAGATAGAGTCGTAGGCGTGCCGCTAATAGTAGACCAAGCGATAGACGAAAGGCCGGAAATAGTAATACCGGTAAACGTACCTCCGGTGACGGTTTTGCCTGTAAATGTTAGAGCCGAAGGAAGGCTAACAGTTGGAGCGCCAGCAACACCGTCACCATTGGTAACTGTAATCTCATTGGCAGTACCCGTAAGTGTACGGGCAGTAAAAACAGTACCGCTAGTAGCTACGACAATGCCTGTGTTGGCACCAAAGCCAGCCAGTGCAGAACGAGTTAAAGGCGCACCTTCGCCAACACCTCCACCGTGAGCATGGCCAGCAGTAGCATCCATAGCTGCCTGCATCTGGTTGAATTCGTCGTTAAGGTCGGCAGCTTCGATAGTGTTGCCAGTGACGATATCAGCAGAGCTTTGTCGTACATAACCAGTCATTAGTCTTCCATAGCTGCTTTCTGTGCCAATGCGGCCAAATAATGAATTGTAGCTTTTTTGCCGGTAGACGAGGCTAAATAAACCTCACCATCTTTTGTATACCCCATAACGACTACAGTTTTAAGCTTACCTACAGCAGCTTCCAAAACTCTATCGGTAGGAATGTCTAGTGTAGTTTTTGTATTAATATATTCGACAGTCATTAGTCGGTTGGGTTTTTCTTTCCAGCGTTTTTAGTTCTAGGATAAGAACGATTCTTACGAGCGACCATCGGCTCCAGGTTATGACGCCGATTATCAAGAGCGTTACCGTTCTTATGGTTTACGTCTTTGCCATCACCTTTACGAACGATACCTTCTCGCATAAGCATACGCCGAGCACGATTTCTAGCTACACGCTTTTTAATCTGCTCGGGTCTGCGCTTGTAAAGGTTTTCCTGTTGGTAATCTCTGTTCTTGGATGGCATGGTATAAGATAGGCCGGTCTGGTTCTGTGAGTCGCTCTAGTGTTGTTGGTGTAGCGTCTTTAGCCAGCGACCGGCCTGCCCTCTCAGGCAAACTGTATGTTACTTCTTCTTAGGCTGTTTCTTTTTAGGTCCGCAGGCCATAAGCTTAAGCTCCTTAAAATATTACGTACTTACCATTATACATCCTTGTAAACTATTGTCAAGTGTTATTTTACATATCTTTATATGTTACAAGCTAACTACTTGATTTTATTAAAAAGAATTTTAGATTTGTAGCTAGTAATTCTAGTTCTTCTGGTGTAGCATTGCTTTTAAGTGTGTTAGCTCTATAAGAAATTACATGGACGTTGCCCTTTATATAACCTTTTGAGCTATCTATACGATCTACAGATGGTGAGTTATGAACTGGGCCTTTTGTTGGTACGTCCCAAACAATCTTTATTCCTAGCAATGGGCAAACATCTGGAATAGTTAGGTCTTCATAAGTTATATCAAACTCTATACCTTTACGTAGAGCCCTATTCTTGATAGTAAACAGCATGTGTTTAATTCTATTTTCTTTTGAGCTATATATCTTTTCGTCTCTATACTTTGCTTGATAAGCATTTCGTTTTTCTTTCTTTGTTAAGATAGGAGCATTTGGGTCTACAGGCTTTCTTGGTTTCTTAGGAACATATTTATTTTTAGCTTTTGCCAAAACCTTTTCTCTGTGCTTTTCGTAATAGCGTTTAGCCGCAGCCTTTCTCTGTTCTGCTAGTCGTGTAAAGCTTAGTTCCATCATAATAAATACTTCCTTTCTCGAAGTTATGTATAGTATTCATTATAATGCTTTATACGAATTTGTCAAGGTTTTTGTGTTTCTATTTTCTTTTGTATATCATGTACTTATAAAATATTTTATTTTGTGCTTGACAAAAGTTAAAAACAACGCTATAATAGACTTATAGGCGCTCCTGGTAATATACATATTTCCCTATACCCCCTTAATATATATTTGAGATAGGGCCAACCATGCTTAGCCCTATAATAGCACAAGCTTAGAAGGGCACCCTTGGGTGCTATAGTACAGACCCTATATAACAAAGCATACTCTAGTTACAGTTTAAGCCTCTAAAGGATTAGGCCCCTTTAGGGGCTATTTTTATTCCTACTCATTGTAGGCCAAACATATGTTACAAGTGAATCTGATATTTTATCCCGAGTACATACCTCCATATACCTACCCCCCTCCCTGGCCCCCGCCTGCCCCTATTAGCTGGCATGATGCTTGCGTGACCGTTCCATAAAATTTTACCTAAATCTATTTCAAATAAATTTAAGTTACGGCATAAATAAAGATCAAGCATGAGATAAAGTATAGCCAAATAAGTCTAAAACTTTAGCTAAATATACCTTAACCCCTTATCAAACTTTACCCAAATTTTAGATAAACCATTGACTTGTGGGGATATGCCGATACACTGTAACAAATACAAGCTATGTACTATACACAATGCTTGACCATATAGCCATGCAATTTTTGCATATCGTGACCGTACTTGCATAGCTGCTATGCGTATGCAATAAATGCATGATGCTTGTAGCATGTGATTAGCGCATGGTAGTTATGCTTTGAAAAAAGATAGGGTAGACCCTTGAATATCCGTTAGGGCTTCCCATATCCATTGTATCGGCAACGGAATTGTGAGTTTTGACTTAGCCCCTAGAACATGAGATAATCTCTTAACACTGAGGCAAGGCAATAGTGCCAAGCCCATAACCTAGAAGGAAACAAAACCATGTCTAACCAAAACGCTAACGCTAACAATGTTACCCTGCCCGATATGACGGCGGAAAAGCCTGTCAATACTCAGACCTTGAATGTGAACGATATTCGCCAAGCTATTCAAGGTTTGGCGGGAGAAGCTACTAAGGCGCACGATAATCGGGAAAGCCTTGTGGCCAAGCTTGCTAACATTGCCGCGCCTTACGTCCAGGCTTGCGAACATGGGTACACCGAGATTGTTGTGCGCCCGGAAAAGCCCGAGGTTAAGGATAAGGACGGGAACGTGGTGCAACAGGCTATCCCGGAATATACCGAGCATGTGCAGCACAAGCCCCGTCCTATCACGGATAAGGACGTTGCCAAGTTTATTAAGGACTCTTTTGGGTTTAAGCCTGAGAAGCTGGAAGGGGATACGGGCGATAGTGTCAAGTCTCGTATCTCTTACAAGAATACCACTGTGGAGCAAACAGCCGCTATTAGTGCGAAGGCTTCTATTCTTATCGCACGGAAGCTTGACGGCTTGACGGTGGCCTATTTTGTGGGGCGTCGTTCGGTTCAAATTGACGCTAACGGAAAGGCTCCCAAGGGCGCCACTTTGCGCCTTGCCTTGCCTCATAACGTGGCGGAACCCCACTTGAAATTTAAGGGGAACCCCATTGTCAATCCCAACAAGGAATTGATCGTGGCCGCGCCGTCCCAAGTTTCGACTTCCTGGCAAGCGTGCATCGAAGGCAAGAAACGCGACGCCTACGGCAAGATTGTTCGTGGTAGCGTGGGCGGGCGGGTGTTTGACTGGTCTAAGGCTATCGGAGATTTGTCTAAGGCCATGTTTGACGACGCGAAAGATCAAACGGCGCCTTATGGGGACATTGTTACTAATCGCAAGGCATTGGAAAATCTTGCCGGGCTTATCGATAGCCTTTTGACTAAAGCACAAGATGAATACCCCGAAGAATTTGAAGAAAAGAAAGTAGCCTAAGCCTTAGCTAAAGGTTTAGCGATTATCCCCCTGGCAGAAATGCCGGGGGGTTTTTCGTGCCAAAAAACAAAAGGTTAACGCATGGCTGCTATGCGTTGGACGCATGATACTTATATCGTGCGTTTTTTGCATGGTGGCTATGCGCTAGCCGTTTGCCTTACTTTGTCGCAAACGAATTTATGACCGTACTAACCGCGCATATAACCGCGCAAACATGAAGGGAAACAGAATATGAAAAAGATTAAGACGCTCCTATGGGCGGATAATCTACGCGACGCCCGTATTATGGCGGAGTGCGTATCTGTTTTGTCTAGGCGCCGATACATAGGAATAGTCGAGCCTGAACCGTGGTCTAGTGGTTTCTGTACGTTGACCTATTACAGAGTTTATAAAGTCAAGCGTTTGACTTAGAACCTCGCGTGTAGTATACTTACTAAAGATCGAACAAGGGAGTTTCCTATGCAGATCGGTGGTAACTACATCTGTGAAGCCGTTTCTCCTTCGTCTTATGTGAAGGCTGTTCGTAATAAGCCCGGTTCCGGTCGCACGCTTTGTCCGTGCTGCCAGTTGAATAAGGCTCGTTTGCGTAAGGCTTTCAATAAACCCGGCAAAGGCGATAAGCCCAAGTATAAGGATCAGCGCAACAATAATAAATTGCGCTTTCTGATCTATAACCAATAGGAGCCAAACATGGCCTTTCTAGACCGCACGTTCTGCCGTGCGTATGGCATGACTTGTGTCAACCACCAATGCTATCGGGCGCTTACCGATACGCTCAAAGAGCGTGGGCGTAAATGGTGGGGCAACTATAACTTTCCCGTATCAAGCGTAGATATGTCGCACAACTGCGAGCATATCGTTCCGATGGAGGGCCGGTAATGGACTATCTTAAAATCATCTATGAAGCTGTCGGCTTTGCACTTTTCATAGGTAGTATGGCAGGTGTTTTGTTCTTTCTTAACATCATCATCAACGGGTGAACTATGGCCCAATGGGTACTATTCCTGATGCTGTCGCATGGTCCTTACCCTGCGATGGTTCCTGTAGAGTTCTATAACAGTAGGGCCGAGTGCCTAGCTGCTCGTAGGGCTGAGGTAAACGCCAATATCAAGGCTGGTCTTGGCGGCGGTGCAACATACGTTTGTTTGGAGTATTAACTATGCCAACACTCGTAAGATTCAGGCCGGAAACTACGCTGCAACGCGAAGCTAATTCCAAAGATAAATGGTGGTGCATAGTGTGGCAAGGTGATCGTAATCTGCGCCTGAGATATGGTCTTGAAAAGACTACAATTCTAATCGAACGTTCTCAGGTAGTAGAATGGCACTATACCAAACGGTATTGACTTAGAACGTAGAGTAGAGTATACTCTATAAAGATGGTGAGAACGCAACCACAAGCAACGGAGAGTGACATGCAAATGCAATGGTTTGACACGATGGATCAAGCTAACAACACGTATCCTCGCCTTTTGGCTAAGGTATCCTCGCCTAACACGCGCGATACTCGTGCCATGCTGAATAAGGGACAGGCTGCTATCGGTAGCCCGTACCATGTGCGCGCCAAGTAGGGGTGGCGAAGAATAACAATCCCTACAATTAAACTAAGAGATACTGCCTCTGTTTGAACTAGGCTAAGGCCGGGTAGCAATACTCGGCCTTAGTTTTACCCCGATAGCACCGGTATGTGCGGGCGGGCCTTATAAACCCGCGAGACTGGCTGGACTGGCTGGAACGGTAGGGTTCAACTCCCTAGTCGGGGACCAATTTGCCTTGTGTCAACATCTGTGATAGGATATACAAATGAAAGATAAAGAAACACCTATGCCTTTTGATGTTGCTCAAGAGGCTATGCGTAAGTCGCTGCTTAACTCCGGTATGACATGGACCGAAGCGCGCAACGCAATCAAGACTAACCCAAGACTTCAACAGGTTCTCAAGGAACTTCGTAAGGAATGCAAAGATGCTGCTGACAAGAAAGATTGAGAACTGGTACGTTGTTGATCGTGGCGATCACAAGAGCGTATCCGGTCGGCTATATGTCGATGGTGACTTGCGTTTCAGCCAGTTCGATACGTACAATCCTACCGTAGTTGCTACGGATGAAAAGAGTTGCTATACTGCTGGTGCGGTATATGCACTAGGGAGAAAGAAAGATGACTGATGTAATTCATCCGTTTTGGGGTGGACCAAAACAAAATAAAGAAAGTGTCCGAGGAATTATTCGTAATTGGTACAAGGTTTATTACGGCAGCAATTACGTTGTTTGTGGCACTCTACTTGCACCAAGCGATAGGCGAGTCATGTCGCAGTTCTTTCGTACCAGTCTCGTGCTACACATGAACCAAGACGAAACGGAACTAGAAACACTAAATTCTTTGTATAGACTGGAAAAGAAACGTGCGGAAACAACTACCTAACGCAGCGGCTACTTGGCTAAATACGCATAAGGATGCGTTGATGCCAACTGACGCAGAACTAGATGACTTACCCGAGTCAGACGAGTTTGATTCGGAAGGGTATAAGCTAGTTCCTCGTTCGTTAGACGATTAAGTGTACGTGTCCGTAGCTCAACTGGACAGAGCACCGTCCTTCTAAGACGGTGGTTGCTGGTTCGAGTCCAGCCGGGCACGCCACTTGACTTAGAAAGTTAAGTATAGTATACTGCTTAAACAGTTGGAGAACAACGGAGATACTAAATGTTTAAGATTAACGACATAGTAGTTATTCATCCCAGGCTAGTGGCTCTCCATAAGGCTCCTCATAATGTTAGAGTGTACACGTTCAATGCAGGAGTACTAAAAGAAGCGCTTCAATGTTTTAGAGACAACGAGTATATGCTAGGGGATACTTGCTCGTTCCTGAATAGCTCAGACTTGAATGTCAAGTACAAGATAAAAGGCATACACAAAGTTAACAGCTCTGCGTACACTAAAGAGCTTTTTGTTGTGCAAGTAAAGTCAATTGATAAAGGTGTTAGATACTATCAGGACTGGTGGTTTCGTCAAGAAGTCTTACACAGGAAAGCAGAGACATTCGACGAAGAACTAGAATTTTTAGAGCTAGGTTAAACAGAATTGTTCCCATCGTCTAACTGGTCTAGGACACTAGCCCTCTCAGGCAAGAAATAGTGGTTCGACTCCACTTGGGAACGCCAAACTCTCTAGGATTGTCGTACAGAGGCAAGACACGAAAACCTGCCCATGACCGTAGCTGACACGATAGCTACGCTGTACGACGATCCTAGCTCGATTGTGACACACAAAACAGGAGACAAAACATGAGTGTCAAACTGGTACAGGTGCATACAGCAGCTACAAGAGAACTGGCAAATAAGATTGCCGAAGAATTACGTGATAAATCAATGCCTTGTACAAATCCATACGTAACTGATGAGAATTTCTGGCAAGTAGATCAATATGTTAGGACAAGTTATCCAGAAATTTAAAGGAAAAATCCTTATTAAAAAATACTTAAAGACTTATTCTATATATTCTTTTATATATTTTTTATTAAAGCTTTTTCCTGGGATACCTAAATATCCTTATAGCACAGTTTCGTGAGTTTGTCAAGAGGAAAATGTCATGCCAAATGTTTATGGACTTGTGGATACTGTACAAGGAGTGATGGATAAAGCTAAAAACTGCGTAGAGTTTCAAGAAATACTATCTAATAATCTGTATTTTATAGACACTAATGCTTATAACTCTGTTAGCTATAGCACATCTAAGACTAATATTATTACTGCTCTTGAACACGTATTTGGTAGGGCTAGTGCAGCAAAGAAAAATAAATTTGTTGTACCAAAACACTTCATTGGATTAACTTGCGTTAGAGTTTTAGATTTTGATAGTGTTGTGACAACCAGAGTTAAAAACGTGAATGGTATCTGTATAAATACTAATTTTAACGAAGTAACAGCTAAATTCTTTTGGAGATTTCATATAAATTATGATTTTGAGTCTGTTTTAGCCAACACTCCTATCGAAGTATCGGCTTGACTTTGGAAGCAAGTTATGCTAATATCTACGTACAATGAAATTGGGAAAGCGGTTCGAGCGCGTTCCTCGTCCAGTAGCAGCCCGGCTGTGAATAGCAATCCCGATGCGCCTTCGTGATAGCCGTACGAAGCAAACCCCGATTGATTGTGGTAGGTCGGTCAACAATAGCACTCAGTAGTGCGGCGCAAAACCACCTTGATGGAGATTACGTATGGCAACAAAAGCTTTGTTTAAAAATGGTGATATAGTTAGAGTTAAAGAAAGTATATTGAATATACTATCAGCTAATCCAGAAAAGAATAATTTTCATATATACGAGGACGATATTGCCAGCCTTATTGGGCCGGGCATGATTGCAGATACTATATACTGGTTAGAAGATTCTGACTTGCTATCTGAATATAAAGTAGTTGCTGTTGCCCCTTGGGAGAATCTTAAGAACATTCGAGTGGTGCCTTTAGAAGAGAAAGTACTTTGCAGGACAAATTGGTGGTTTCGACAGGAAATCATGGAAAAAGCAGTTATGAACATTGACATGGAGATACGTATTCTTCCAATCGGATAACTAATGTTCCCTTCGTCTAATTGGACTAGGACACTTGCCCTCTCAGGTAGGAAATGATGGTTCGACCCCATCAGGGAACGCCAGTTTTAGGAATGTGCATATGAAAAAGCTGACTAAGTGCCCTAATTTCAAATACCCCGTAGGCTTAAAAGTCAAGGTGGTAAAAGGGTGTAGAAACATAACAAGTACCACCGGACAGGTACAAATTGGTGGTGTTTATACTATTTCATATCAGAGCCGATTTCAAGATAACGGCGGTCTTGAGCTTAGGCACGAAGAACACAACTTTTATAACTTTCTAAATATGTATCAGTGGAACATTCCAGAGGAATGTCTCGAACCTGTAAACATTATGGATTTGTTCGAGTACGAGCTAGGAGCTATAGAGGCATCTAAATGACTGTTCTAGTTACCAAACGTAAAGTAAAGATGCACAAGCACGATTTGTACTTGCGCCCTCAAAAGAAAACAGGATTTTGGGCCAAGTATATGCTTAGCTACTACGTTTACGCAAGTATGGATACTAGACTTACGTATCCAGATGTTATGGGTGGGTATGGTTTCAATTCAATTTTGTATTCCTTGGTACGTAAGCCTATAGTAAATAACTACAGAAAAAGTATTCATTTCTCGGAAGAATATATAACCATTGATAAGCATCAGAAAGGTAATTCCTTTTCATTACTTCCAGAAAAAGTTAAAGATAAGATAATGGCCGAGAGCGGGTTTATAACTACGCTAGATAATGTTTATCTGAAACGTGTAGAACTAGCTACACCAGTTACAAGGAGATTTTATGGCGAGTATACTAGACTTGATACTCTTCCTGATTTCCTCCATTTTGTAGCTATAGATAGAGTTCCTATAGGGTAACAGATGAAGGGTATGCAGTTAGCTTGGAAGGCTTCCATGAACGCTCCTGGCGTCGGAGGAAGCAGTCGAACCGCCTATCGTATAGGCGCCTGTCTCATGCTTGGAGATAGAGTTCTACAAGTTCGTCACAATTCCTACAAGACGCATCCTTATCTGGCCGCGCTAACCAAGTATCCTCACTTGCACGCGGAAAGCTATTGCGTTCTGGCTCAAGGTATAACCGAATGTCAGGACACCACTATGTATGTTGTACGAACGTTAAAGGACGGTACGTTAGCTAATGCCAAGCCTTGCGAGGTTTGCCAAAAGATAATGCTTGACGTAGGAGTTCGTTTGTGCTACTATACACAAGATCAGAACAGCATCGGAGTGATGCGGTTCAAACCGATCCCTAACGGGATGCGACGGGGCACGCAATTGTCCTCTTTAGTACTATAGAAGGAAGGTTAAAAATGCCTAAGTTGGAGACTCGTATTGAACGCGGCAAGATGACTGCTCGCAAGCGTTCGGAAGTTGGCGCCGGTCTGCTTTTCCGTCTGGTCAAGACGGACGGTTCGATGGGCGATAAGACGTACGCCTCGATTGGTCGTAACGGCAAGTTCTACTCTATCAATGTTGATACGGGTGCTCTTGCCTCGACTACAAACGAGGACAAGAACGTTGCCGTTGTCGGCAAGTACAAGTGGGACGTTCGCGTTGCCACTGATCCGGCTCAACGTGTCACGAAGCGTCGTGGCGATGTTACACACGGCGAAGTGTTCGTTGTCGGTCGTGATGCAGCCGACCCGTCCGGTACGATCACGTACCTCGCCATCGGCAAGAACAACGAGGGCAAGTTCCTCGCTGTCAATCTCGCTAGCGGCGACTACGCTACCACCCTTAACGCCAGCAAGAATGTTGTCGTTATCGGCCAAGGCTCCCTCAACGGGACCATGGTGTAACAACACTACCTAACAAGTAGCCCCGGAATGTCAGAGGTTCCGGGGTTATATTGTTGTCGGAGACTTTAATGGCAGTAGCAAACATCAAGGCCAAACCGCTACGCGACAAGATTTGTTTGGCTAACAGCTTGCAGTTCGATCTTTGGAAGGAGAAAGACCTTCCCCGGCTTTCGTCTAAGTACCCTAAGTTTAAGTATCTGCGCCTTGTAGATACAGGTACGGACAAGAATTACGTGTGGTATTCCATTCGATAAGGAGAAAGATATGCGCGGCTATCTAGATCACAAGAAAGAAATCGACAAGCTTACTGCTGTTGCCACTAAGTTTGGAGTCAACATCAACTCGGACGTATTTGATTCGCCCGAGCGACTTGCCTCTCTCGGTATTCCTGGCCTTACTATGCGTAAGGTTGCAGAAGATACGGTCATCGACATGTTCGCCCGTATCGTAAACTATGCTCGCAAGGACGCTCTACGCTTTCGCGATGTTGTCAAGTCCTGTGCTAACGATATGGGATTTTCGGTAGAGGACTCGGACTTCGATAACATTCCCATTATGGCCTTGGACCCAAAGGATAACTCCAAGGTGTTTGTATACCCTACGCTAGTATTGGATAAGCTTGGTCAAGACCCGTTTCACTGGTCGCGCTCGCATCTTGTAGCGCAAGCCAAGACTTTCTTGACTACGTATTTCAGCGACATTCAAGACGCCAAGCGTAAACAAGCTTGGGCTCCTACTCATCGTGCTAAGTCCAGACTGTTGCGTCGGGAAAGCATGGATATTACGCGAGCTATTCCTCGTTACCTAACAGCATTAAGTTCGCGGTATAGTGCTGATCGTATTCGCGATTTGGCTATCGCCGTTAAGGAGTTTAACTCTCCTGTAGAACTGCTATATGCCGATACGGACCCAGAAGATTTCTACCATATGTATGCCACTGGTCCAGATTCGTGCATGAAGGACAACGGCAATCGTAAGTTCAGCTTCATGTCAAAGCTCAAGAAAAAGTGGCATCCTACGTCGATCTTTGCCTCTATTCCGTATGTAAAAGGTGTGTTCATCAAGCGTGGTAATAGTGTTGTCGCACGCACCTTTATCTACGATACTGAGCACTTCCTTGGTACGTCCGGGGCCAAGAAGATCGGCGGTAAATGGGCTTATGGCCGAGTGTATTCGTCAACTCCGAAGTACACTACTCTTTTGATTGGTGCTATGACCAATGTTGGCTACGTGTCCCTGCGTGATAAAGGCTTCTCTTCCGACTTGATGTCGAAAGAGTACACAGCCGAAATCCAACTTATCAACGTAGATGAAGCTGAATCAGCGGCTTTGGGTATAGCTGCCGGTAAGTATGTTCCTGTTCCCTACTTGGACGATCATCCTGCTGACGCTCTAATCGAAATTGATGAAGGCTCCGATAAGCTCCGAGTAACCTTTAACTCTAAAAAGAATAGAAACGTACAATTCCGCAGCCAAGATGGTTTCCTGCCAGCGTCAACCTTCTTGTCCTGTGTTTGCTACGGATGCGGAGAGGAAATTCCTACCGGTCAGGCAGTCTTTGGCAACGATGGTCGTTCGTTCCATAATAGCGCAGAGTGCATTTCCGCAGCAGGATACGTACACGCCTACAACAACATGGGCAATCAAAGTATTGTCAACACAAACACTCCTGGCCTTATCAAGGATGTTGTAAACGGCAAGTACTTCCTTGCCTCTGCCACTGCACGATACAATATTCTTCCGTTTCTAAGGTCGTTGAAGGAGATTGACGAAGTTCCTGATGGTTATACATCGCAAGGAACCATCGTAGAAATCAACGGCTATGTGTGTCGTGTTTCCGCTGCGCTATACGAATCTTTGCGGTCCAATTTCGATTACAGAGCAAAGAACGTTGATAAGTATGGCACTATCGCATCTTTCTCCCTCCAGCCCAAATACATCACAATCGGTGTGGCTACAGCCGTAGTTATCACGGATGGCGATCTTCATATCGACCGCGCCACCCTTCGAGAACTCGAACGTATCGCCGCCTAAAACAAGGAACCCAAATGACCAAATCGACCATTGTTCAGTTGTCCGATAAGGTACGTACCGTTACTCGTGGCGATGGTACCATGTCGGATTTGCTGTATGATCTACTTACTACTCCTACGCCTCACGGCCACGAGAGTAAGATTCATCATCTGCTGCCGTTCATGCGCGACGACTGGCAAGGTCAAAAGCCTGTTATCGACGAGGTTGGCAACATTATTCTCGATGTTGGCACTCCCAAGAAAGACTTCCGTACCGTGTTTAGCTGCCATATGGATACTGTCCATACCAGCCATGAAACACGTATGGGGTTGATGTATACTCTACAAGACGGTCCTCCAGAGACAGAAGGCATGATCTACGCCTTCACTAAGTACACTACAGCCAAAGGCGAGGAAGTAGTAGCTCCGTCTATTCTGGGTGCCGACGATAAGGTAGGCATGTTTATCATGCTTAACCTTATCGAGAATAATGTTCCTGGTCGATACATTTTCCACATCGGAGAAGAGCGCGGTGGTATCGGCTCCAAGCATATCGCAACCAAGACGCCAGACGTATTGAAGCATATGCGTCGTGCTATCGCGTTTGATCGTATGCACTATTCCGATACTATCTCGTTTCAGGCCGGTGGTCGTTGCTGTTCCACTGAGTTCAGCACGGCCCTTGCCAATGAGATTAACGAGTGCCTGTCTACTCGCCAGATTTCTTTCAAGCCCGATGTTCGTGGCGTATGGACTGACACTGCTAACTATACGTCGTTGGTAGCGGAATGCACCAATCTATCCGTTGGGTATTTCAATCAGCACACTACGCAAGAACACTTCGATCTTATTTGGCTAAAGGATATTCTGCTTCCTGCACTTCTCAAGGTTAACTGGGAGACTCTGCCCACAGTACGAGACAAGACAGCCAAGGAACCGGAGTATTCGTACAGCTACAACTACGGAAAGAATCATAACACTAACTATTCGTATGATTATGGCAAGGTAGCCAACTCGAACGTGCAGTTCAAGGATGTAAACAAAGATACTCCACTTTATCGTTTGCCAAAGTGGAAGCCTCTTGATGGTATTCCAGAAGAACTGCCTGAGAACATGCTTACAAAGCTGTGCGAAGGCTACGTATTCGAGTACATGTACAAGAGCAACGATGTTGCTTCCTCTATATCCATGCTGCTTGCAGCCAATAAAAAGTTGCAGGAGACCAACAGGGAAATGCGTCGCCATATAGCAAAGACAGGCGATGAAGTCTATCGAAACACATCCTTGAAGATGAACGCCATCAAGCGTCTGATGCGAGCGTACAAGGAACTTCGCAACGAAAACAAGATTGTTATCGAAGTGTCCTACGTACCTAGCAATAAGACTTCCGTTCAGTGCCTAAACGATATGGAGGATATGTATCTAGATTTTGGCATGATGGAAACAGATGTAAACGAGAATTTTATTCGTGCTCCCGAGTTGCAAGCAAACATCAACAAGTTTCTTGAGGATGTAGCTATCACTTTTCATTCTGCCTGTAGAAGTAGCCCAACATTTACAGCTTGCTTCAAGAACTTGGTCAAGGTTATTAAGCGGTTTAAGGACGAGCCGGGTATAACTCGTTTGTATAGAGCCAAGGAGGATGCACAATGAACGATGAAAAATTAATGCACGAGCTAAGGCTAGGTTTACATTCTAAATATAGCATAGCGGCATTAAGTAGTTTAGCTGCTGTACGTATTCAGGATTTACTTGATAAGTTACAATCATTAGAAGAACGTGCCCGCGCCGCAGACCTCGTTCGCTCCCTTGCGGACCTCGTGGGGATCGAACTGGCCCCCAAGGCTCCCCAAGAAAAACCGTTCGACTATAAAGACTACTCCCAGTTCTCGATCACCAGTCGCGTTCGTTGCGCTGTGATCGAGTATCTACACGCGAGATTTATGGGCCACCCCGAACTCCCGAACATCCTCGAAGACCGCACCTACCAATCGTGGATCGATAAGGCCCTGGTCGCCTCTGGCGTCCCTTACTCGGTCGTAGAGGCCCCCAAGTTCCTCAAGGCCCGTGGTATCTCCCATGTGAACGCTTACCGGGATGAAGACCTCGGGCGGGCCATCGCCGCCTACCCCTGGCATGGGTATCAGAACACCAAGAACCCGAAAGCCGCCCCGCCGACGGAGCCGAGCGAGGCAATTTTCGACCAAGCAAAAGCCGCCGCCGCGCAAATGTGGCCCGACCTGCACGAGGACGACGGTATCCGCAGGAAGTCGATAACTCTGTGGTTGGCGGGCTACGACGCCGCCATCGCCGCCCTGCGCGCGGCAAAGGAGAAGGAACATGGGTAAGAAGATGACGCTGAAAGAGCGCGCCGAAGGCTTCGCTGTAAATATTCTGCCTTGGACACACCTTGAAGAGGGGGCAGCCTGCTACATCGCGGGCCACCGCGCGAACAAGCTGACGCGCGCCGAGCGGGCCGTGGTGAAGGCGGCGCGCGAGTGCGAGCAAGAGTGGTGGTCGCAGGGATCGTTGACGCGGCTACGTCAGCGCATTGCCGATTTGGAAGCCCTCGCCCGCGCGAAAGGCGGTGCGCGATGACCTGGAAGCCCGAGCAGATCACCGTCAGCGGCGCGGAAGTCGCCGAGTTTAAGCGGCTGATTGAGGAAGGCCACGGCACCGGGTTTGCCCTTGCCGCGTTCCTCGCCGCCCGGATGCCGGAGAAACAGGAGGAAGCTCCAGGCGACTATGACGAAGGCCCGGTGATAGCTGCCCATAACGACGCGCTCGACGACGTGGCAAGGGGGAAACAATGACCGACAACCACCCGAAATACATACCGGCGAGCATCACCATAAAGGCGTTTGGCTTTTGGCCGGTGATTTGCCTCGAAAAGTGGACGCTCAAAAGCCAATACGTCAGTAGGCCAAATCACCTTTATGGGGTTCGCCTGCTTTGGTTTCGCTTCCTTTTCGGGGTTTGTGGAAAATGACCGACAAGCTGCGCGAGGAAATCGCCGCCCGGATGCCGCGCTGAAAGAAGCGGCGAAGGTGGCAAAAGAATTTGACATTTACAATGATCCTGACGAAGGCAAAGTTATTATTGGTGTATATGATGCGATTCGGAGACTCAAATGAAAACTCTTGTACTGTTATACGCTATCTTCTCCCCAGGTAACGGACATATACCAGATAGAAACTACTGGACTAACCTTACCTGTGATGAAGTTTATGCCAACTTTATAATTGAGTTAGCTTTGTCTGGTGGTGGCAACTTCTCTTTCGACTGTCAAGAGTTTACTATATTTCACGAGGCGGACCTAGAACTAGGTGCATACGACCATGACTTATCCCATCAGTAGCAATTATATTCCTATATTGCATAAGCTTTGCGGTAACACAGCTTTTTACTATAGGCATCTTCCTGTTCCTGGTGAGATTATAGAAGCTAGTAAGGCACTGCTAGTAGATGGTACTAAGCCTGTTAGGCAAGAACCTATGATCTGCGGCGGCTGTAAACAACAAATAGATATAATCGATTTGAAGGTGTGATATGCATGTTAAAATTAACTGGCTTTACGACGAACATGACTGTGAAACTTGTGGAGTAGCCTTTGCTCAAGGGGCAGAAGTATTCTTCGATGGAGAAAAGGTAATTGAGTGCGTTCCTAAAGCTAGCTGTTTTGGTGGGGCAGATTGGGATACTCAAGACATTTGTGAATTAATTTTCAAAAAGCTTGGTCACACTATTGACATGTAGCTTTGTTTGTGCTATATTATAAACATCATGAACATATTTGCAACAGACCCCTGCCCATACCAATCTGCCGCTAATCTTGATGATAAGCGCGTAGTCAAAATGTGTCTAGAGACAGCACAAATGTTGTCTACTGCCGCCCTAGTATTGTGGCGATATGAAGATATATTTGATGCGCCACTTCTAAAGCCAGCGTATCAGAAGCATCCCTGTACACTATGGGCTGGTGAGAATACCCACCATTTCTATTGGCTTGTTCAGCATGGTATAGCTCTTTGCGAACTATACACACGAGTCTATGGCAAAATTCATAAGAACGCACAGCTAATCAGATGGTTTAGCCCATGTACTAATCGTGCAGATTGTCTGCCGCCTTGGAGGTTTGCTAACTGTACACGTAACGAGGCTGCTGGTGTAGACTTCAAACACGTAGAAGATACGCACTTAGCCTATCGTATGTACCTTAACGCTAGATGGGCTAAAGATAAGCGTTCGCCTACATGGCAAGGCAGACCTACTCCAAGCTTCTTAGAAAGTGCTTAATGAACGTTAAAGATTACGTAAAGCAACTGAGCCTACGTTCAGGCCAGACGCATAGAGGCGATTGTCCTACGTGTTTTGGTAAAGGTACGTTTACAGTTACAAATAAGCTTGGTAATCTTGTGTACAATTGCTACAAGGCTTCGTGCCCTGTATCAGGTACACACTATAAAGGAGCTAGCCTAGATGATCTTAGATCAATACTTCATATGGAATCTAGCCCTGCTGACAGCGGCCATGTGGCTTTTGAACTACCTGAGTCGTGCGTTATGGTACAAGACGAGGGAGGGCTGGCAGGAGCGTTTATGCGAAGGTATAACCTCGATGAGCCTTATAATGATGGTAGGATCGACCTTCGCCTTGATATTAAGCTTGATCGTCTGGTTTTTGTTATTACTGACCCACTTACAGGTATGACCGTAGATGCTGTTGGTCGAGCGCTAAAGCAAGGAGACAAGCCTAAATGGCTAAGGTATGGGAAATCCAACAACTGCGCTTTATTCGTGCGCCCCGCATCTACCGTCCTCAACATGTCCGGTCGTTTAATCGACGCTACGCAATGTGCGGTATTAGTGGAGGATTCAGTAAGCGCCTGTACAGTGTCGCATATTTTAACCGGTATCGCCATCTTAGGTACAAATCTTCCGGTGTCCTTACCTTCGGTGATGCGTACAATGAATATACGAAAGGTTCTAATCGCTTTGGACCCAGATGCGTCGGCCAAGGCCATTGACATGCAGCGTCAGTTATGCTACTATTTCGATACTAAAGTTTGGCTAATCAAGGACGATCTTAAATACTATTCCAAAGATCGATTGATAGGAGAGGTAGGAAAGTTAATATGAAAGTACGAGTATCTATCACATTCAATCACGACCTAAACGATAAGGACGAAGGCCAGCGCCTTATTGACGCACTAAAGGAAGATGGCCGAATTGCCGCTGCTATCAATACGTATGGTGGGGATGCAGTGGAAATGTCTTGGGAACGTCGCCGTGACCGCAAGGTTAAGGTTGACAATGTAGTTACGCTGCCTGTTGCACAGGCTAGCTAAAGAATAGTCGTAAGACTATGGTAGGAGCGGTTTGCCGTCCTATCTCTTACCCCGTCAAAGTTGTTATACCGCAGTATTAGCTTATAGATAAAGCGCTCGCAAGAGAGAAGGTGGTTTGAGTCCACCACTACTGTATGCAGATCGTGGCCTACTCCGGCACTAGCTGGTGTAGGAGCGTAGTATAGTGGCGAAGGAGCGGGTGATGGTGCTACAGCGTCGGCGGACCCAACGAAGTTCTGTATTACAGTTGGTAAGGTACGTGTCTAGCTAGTGTGTGCAGACGCTAGTTACTGTAGCAATTTTAGGAGATTTCCATGACTACCAAAGTTTGCGTGCTAGAAAGTTATAGACTTAAACAAACATTGTACAAGAAGCTTAAGCTACGGTTCAATCTTTGGCGGCATAGAAACATGCCATTAAATTTTAGATTATACATAGTAAGATATGGATATTCTTGGTACGTAACTATTGCCAAACCTATTGAAAGCGTAGAAGATCGCTACGTAACTAGGTACACATATATTATTCTGTGGTCAGAATGTAACTGCCTAAATAAAGGGGATACTCATAAAGTAGAAGTTTGGAACAGTGATCTACTTATTCTTAGACCAAAGCTATACGAAATTAGCAAGGAAGATATTCTATGAGCGTAGAAAAAAGCCTTTTGAAGTCGTTGTTTAATCATAACTTCTACATGGAAGTAAAGCCGTTCTGCGTAGACAGGCTATTTCCAGATACAGTCCAAATGGTTTGGGGAAGCTTGAAACATGCCCATGAGCACCATACGTCAGACATTAACGCGACTGAACTTAAGGCTATCTTTCTGGCTACTAATCCAGCAGCTACGTCTGCTCAAAAGCAAGTATTTGATATACTTGTGGCTGAAATCCAGGAAGCAGAGACTATATCGGTCGATGTTGCGAAAAGCACTATCCAGGCCATGTGGAAGCGAGAAATGGCCCGTGAGATTGCTGAGAAGGCTGTTGATATCGGCAATGGAGGCACAACATCGTTTGCTGATATCGAGGCACTGATTTCCAAAGCTGCTGATAATACACTTCCACAGGAAACTTACGTAGAGGTATCTGATGACATTGACAAACTCCTTGAAGAAGCCTCAGATGGTCATAGGTGGATGTTTAACATCCCGGGACTTAGGGAAAAGGTCAATGGCATCGGGCATGGAGAGTTTGCCGTGGTATTTGCTCGTCCAGAAACAGGAAAAACAGCTTTCCACGTATCTCTCAGCGCTGCTCCCAGCGGATTCATTTCGCAAGGGGCTTCCGTCCATTGTATTGTCAATGAGGAACCGGCGTATCGAACAATGCTTCGGGCCGTATCAGCGTACACCGGGAAGAGCAGAGATGAGATTATTGCTAACCCTGATGAAACTAAGCAACTCTTCTCACCTGTTAAGGGCAAGCTCAAATACATTGATAGCGTCGATTTTAGCGTGGAAGGTCTAGATGCTTATGTACGCAAAAAGAAACCAGACATTCTTATCATCGACCAGCTTGATAAAATTCACGTGGACGGATCGTTTGCGCGTACGGACGAACGGCTCAAGGCTATATATGTGTATGCCCGTGAGATTGCCAAGCGGAATGGTATCAGTGTTATTGGTCTTTCACAAGCATCCGCTGATGCGGAAGGGAAAACCATTCTGTCAATGGACCAGCTTGAGAATAGCAGAACTGGCAAGGCAGCAGAAGCAGACGTTATCATTGGAATTGGCAAATCTCCTATGTCGAACGATGGAGAAGACTCGCCCGCTAGAACGATTAATGTGCTTAAAAATAAAATCACGGGCTGGCACGGTGTTATACCATGTATCCTAAGAGGGGCAGTGTCGAGGTATGAGGCTTAATCCCTACACAGATGTTAAGGAGTATAAGAGCGGAGACTTCTTAGAGTTTGCTAAGGAGTACGGCCTTACTATCAATACCAACCAGCACGATAAGGTTCTGTGCGCTATTGCCTTACTAAGAACATGGTGGAATTCCACCCGTCAAGCTATGTTTGTACAAAGTGCTGGAGAATTCAATAGAAGATACACTCCTGTAATTGCTGGTGGGGCCATTAGCAGAATCTTTAGGAAAGACGATGGTGGCGATATTGATGTTTATGGTCGTCATACTAGAAGTATAGCAACTGCTTTTATTAGACAGTATGGTACTCAGTCCGTAATTAATAAGTCAGACCATTCTATGCTTAAGCTTCGTGTCGAAGCTATGGAGTACAATTTTATCTACGACACAGAAGGTTATCCAGATATTATCTTGGATACGTTTGATTTTAATATCTGTCGTCTAGCCTACTCTGTAGTAGACGATAAAATTTACTATGTAGATGAAGCTATTACTGACCTACGTAGAAAGACTTTATCCTTTGCCAAAACCAATTGGGCTAACGTTCAAAATAAAAAGTATAAAAACCTAAGACATTCCCGTATTCAGAAATATGCTGCTATGGGATATAATCTAGACTTTGACGAGATAATGGCTACAATTCCTTTAGGTGACGCTGAGGAAATTAAAGAGGATGATTCGACTACGCTAACAGAGACGGAGCAGTATGATTTGTTTCATGACTTGATGGGTGAAGCGACTAGACTATACTATGAACGGTATGGTAGACCTGTAGATACTTCGGGAGATACCACTACTTTGACTAATACTGTAAATAATCCTGTATATGTAGTAACACAACAATCAAGATGGCAAAGAGTAGAAATCACAGATGGACAACCGATTACTGGTTATAGACTTAGAAACAACGTTTCAAACGTCGTCAGATAAAAGGATTGACCCTACCCCTTACCACCCTTCCAATAGAATTGTAAGTATTGGAGCTAGGTTCGTAGAGGGAGATAAATCCGAGTCTCTTTATACTGTGCTGTATCACTCCGCGTATAACAATGGGCCTTGCCCTACTATCGCGGAGGATATAGCAAAGTTTAAGAACTGGCTGGCTAATGCCGATGTTATCGTAGGCCATAACCTCAAGTTTGATTTGTCTTGGTTACTTGAGGCTGGCTTCGATATACCTTTCTCCAAAGTCTTTTGGGACACTATGATAGCGGAGTACGTATTGGCTCGCGGACAAAAGCCGGGCATGAGCCTGGATGATGCCTGTGAACGATACGGACTTCCGTCAAAGGACAAGGCTATCAGTGAGTTTCTCGACAAAGGAATCAGCTTTGAGAACATACCGATAGACACCGTAATCAAGTATGGAGCTAACGACGTAGATATTACATATCAGCTTTATCAGCATCAGAGAAGAGCTATGTCAGACCGCACCAATATCGGCCTGACAAAGACTATCGAAATGATGAACCAGATGATGTTCGTACTTACGGATATCGAGCGTAAGGGTATCAATATAGACCAAGATGCACTTGAACAAGTGCGTAAACAGTACGAAGAAGAGAGAGTTCAGCTTGATAAGCTTCTTAAAGAGATTTTGGTTGAGGTTATGGGAGACACACCAATCAACCTCGACAGCCCAGAGCAATTATGTAAAGTCATCTACTCCCGATCAGTCACAGATAAGGACAAGTGGGCGGATACTTTCGGCCTCGGAGTTGACACAAGAGGAAGCGTCAAGAAACGAAGAAAGCCTAAGAGACTTACGAAATCCGAATTCGTGGTTGCGGTTAGAGAGCTTACCGTACCAATTTATCGTACAAGAGCAAGCCAATGCCCTACTTGCGGAGGCAGAGGCCATATCGTACAATATAAGAAGGATGGGACTCCAGCAAAGCGCCCATCAAAATGTAAAGTTTGCGACGGAAAAGGGATTGTCTATACATCCACTGGCGTTATCGCTGGCTTACGCTGCGTGCCGACCGGCCCCGAGATTGCTACGGCGCTTGGTTTTTCTACGGATGGGGATACCCTGGACCTACTTAAGTCAAATGGAAAAGGCAGGGCTGTAGAGTTTCTGACAGCGCTTAGCCGTAAGAACGCGATTGATACATACATAACAACGTTTATCGGCGGTATTAAACGTGGTATTCGAGCCGATGGTCTGCTTCACACAAGCTTCATGCAGTGCGTTGCGGCTACTGGACGACTATCTTCTCGCGATCCAAACTTCCAAAATCTACCACGAGCCAACAACTTTCCCATTCGTAAGACTATTATCTCCCGTTGGCCCGGTGGAAAGATTGCCGATATCGACTTTGCACAGCTAGAGTTTCGTTGTGCAGTAGCTATGGCTAACTGCCCTCAAGGTCTTAAAGACATTATGGAAGGGGCAGACATTCACTCTAATACTGCAAAGGTATTAACAGATAATGGTCAGTCCACAAGTAGACAAGACGCTAAGGCGCACACCTTTAAGCCTCTGTACGGAGGCACAACTGGCACGCCTGCCGAGCAAGCTTACTACGCCTCATTTCTCGCTCGCTATAGCGGAATTCGAGCTTGGCAACAGCACCTACAGGATTCAGCGATTAGGGACAACATTATCAGACTTCCTAGTGGGCGTGAGTATTTCTTTCCGGGGGCTAAGAGAAGATGGGATGGAAGTTCCACATTTGCCACCCAAATTAAGAATTACCCTGTTCAGGGGTTTGCGACCGGCGATATCGTTCCAACTGTCGTCATCGCCCTACATGAGTTTCTCCGAAGCCTCGGATGTAAAACATGTATTATCAATACCGTACATGACTCGATTACTCTGGACGTACATCCAGATGAAATGGACGTGGTTGGTAAGGCGGTTGGGTATTTCAAAAATGTAAACAGACTTATCGAAGAGCGATACGGATTTACTACAGAAGTTCCTTTTACCGTTGATGCTAAGATCGGACCTAACTGGATGGAAGGAAAGACCATATGAGCAAGCTTAGACTTACAGCTACAGTCACTGTCGTAATACATCACGACACTAAGGAAGCTCTTATGATTGACTACCAATCGGTACAGGCACGATTCAGTCACGTAAAAGCTAAGATGTTAAAAGCAGGAGACGACATTACAATGGATATCAAGGTAGAGAAAGTAGAAACACCAAATGGCTGACCAATACGCACCAGAACTTAAAGAGGCTATTGCTAGATTAGAAAATCTTATTATAGCGTATAGAGCTAACAACAAGAAGCCTCCAACTAAAGTACTTATCAACGACGATGATGAAGATCAAAGCTGGCTTATGTGGGCAGCAAAGACACTTGGTATGCCATATGAAAGAACAACTAAATTTCGTACGAAAGTCGTATGATTTATCTTGACAGTTCAGCTTTTATTTGCTATACTGTTTAGACAATCCGGGCATGGTGCCCGTAGGAAAGAGAAAACATGACAACTGATTTGACGACTATTGACAATATGACACAAGACGCCTTGATGGAGTTCATCGGGCAAGGCGGACTAAAGAGTGGTCCTAGCGTACCTTCGCTAATGATTAATCGCGATGCGGAAAACGATGATGGCAAGCAATTGCCAATCGGTACATACGCAGCCTATTCTAACGAACATAAGAAGGTAGTCTATTCCAAGACCGCCACACTTCGCCCTGTTATGCGAGTGTTCCAGTATCGTATTTGGGATGAGGCTAAGAAGGAATACAAGAACCGTTCCGTATTCATCAAGCGCTGGAACGACGAGGCGTTCGACGAGCTAGGCGGTCTAGCTTGCGGTAAGGTATCGCGTAAGAAGGCTGAGACTTTGCCAGAGGCAGAGAAGGTTAAGCAGAAGGCTATCAAGACCCGCGTTGTAGTATTTGGTCTATTGTCGATGGTCGGCCAGACCGAAGATGGTGATGCTGTCGAGATTACTGACCAGCTAGTAGCGTGGTCGGCTTCCGGTAGCTCTTTTATTCCACTGTCCGAGCCAATCGATAAGCTAAGCGAAAAGACTCCCATGTTCACGAAGCGCATGGTACTTACCGCTCCTAAGCGTAACAAGGAAGGTTCTACAGTCTGGTACACTCCAGAGATTGCATGGTCGGAGGACAACTATCCGTTCGATGCTTCCGTACGTGATGCTATTATTACGGCACAGCAGTACATTGACTCCACTAATAGAGAAGTTCTGGATAAGTGGAACAACGCCACCAAAAAGCGTGCTAAGGCTCCAGGTGACGATAAGGTAATCGATATCACTAAGGAACTTGAGCTACAGGACGAAGCTCCTTTAAACGATAAGATTCCCTTCTAATGAACCTTATTCTGGCACAAGTCCAGGGCTTTCTACAGGCCGCTATGGATGGTAAGGTCGAGATTGACCCTAAACTCATAGACGAGTTTGCAGACAACGTTAAGGCGGCGGTAACTCGCCGCTTTAGCGAGCCCAACAAGCACGAGTTTACACTACGAGCGTCCAACGTAGGTAGACCTACTTGCCAGCTACAGATGGAAGCCGCAGGAGCTACAGGTGATGATCCGGCGTATTCCGACATTATGAGAAACATGTTCGGAGACATAATCGAGCAGTTGGCTATTCTCGTAATGAGAGCGGCTAGAGTTGATATTCGTAGCACTCAAGGGCCTATCCGAATTAACATCGGAGGCATCGATCTTAAGGGTACATATGACATTGACATTGGCGGCAAAATATACGATATTAAGTCTTGCAGTAAATACGCCTTTAACCACAAATTTGGTCCTCGCGGTGGTTTTATGGCTATCAAAAATAGCGATGACTTTGGATATGTAGCACAAGGATATCTGTATGCGGAAGCAGAAAAGAAGCCGTTCGGCGGCTGGATCGCCGTCAACAAAGAGACGGGCGAGTGGGCAGTCACGGAAGCCCCGGACGACGGCGGTCCATATAGACATGAAGCACTTGATAAAGCTGATGCGGCTATTAGGACCATCACTACTAAACAGCCGTTCAAAAGATGCTTTGAAGACGAACAAGAGCTATTTAGAGGTAAGCCTACAGGGAACACCGTTCTTGGAACTACATGCTCGTTCTGCCAATACAAAACGAAGTGCTGGCCGGGAGTGCAGCTAAGACCTCAAGCCTTGTCCAAAGCTATGTCTCCTAAATTAGTTTGGTACACTAAATACGTAGAGACTGATAAAATGCAGAAGGGAGACTTAGGTGGCGAAGACAGTACAAAGCCGGAAGGCGAAGGGCCGCAGACTACAGCAACTAGTACGTGATAGGATCATAGCTAGCTTTCCAGAACTGACATTAGACGATGTTCGTTCTACTAGTATGGGGGCTGGCGGTACCGATGTACTTCTATCTGCCAAAGCTAAATCTCTATTTCCCTATGCTGTAGAATGTAAAGCACAGGAAGGCTATAAAAAGCTATACGATGCTTTCGATCAGGCTAATGAACATTCAGCCGGTAAAAACGAAGAGCTTAATACATTCCCACTACTCGTAATTAAATCCAACAATAAGGAGCCACTAGCCGTAGTATCGTTCGATTACTTTATGCGCCTAGTAAAAAGACAATGACAGACACAACAGCAAAAGAAGCAGCACCAAATACACCAGCTACGTACGAACTTGGTGCTAACGAAATAGCTATCATCTTTAGTGAACAGGAAGGCGGGCTAAACGCACGAGTAGTTAATTCGCTAGAAGCAGATCGCCCAACGCTACTTGTTCCCCTAGTTCGTGGTATCTTCGATGCTCTTAACGAGCAGGGCGGTGCCGATACTCTAATTCAAAAGGGTATGGCTTCCATTAACGCCGGTCAGACGGTACAGTAATGGACATTCTAGTTATTCCCGACAGCCATGCTAGGCCAGACGTATCGAATAACAGATACGCATGGCTAGCCAAACTAGCTTTCGATAGAAAGCCAGACGTCATTATAAACATGGGCGACTGGTTTGACATGCCTTCCCTATCTTCGTACGACAAGGGTAAGAAGTCCTTTGAAGGCCGTAGATACGCATTGGATATCGAAGCTGGCAATAACGCTATTGCACTATTCGAGATTACACTTAACAAGTTAGCGAAGGAGGAAGCGCAGCGTACTAAGAAAGCAGCTTATCGGCCACGCAAGATTGCGCTAGCCGGTAATCATGAAGAGCGAATTCTTAGAGCGATTAACAACCAGTCCGAGCTTGACGGTACAATCGGGTATCACGATTTTCTGTTTAATACTGCTGGCTGGTCTTTCCACGATTTTCTGGAGCCTGTGGTGGTATCTGGCGTTGCTTTCAGTCATTATTTTGGCTCTGGAGTTATGAACCAGCCAATTGGCGGAGAAAGCCCGGCAGCCTCTCTAGTAAAGAAAAAGTTCCATAGTTGCGTGGCAGGGCATAGCCATCTTCGTGACTACGCCGAGCGCACGGATGTAACTGGAAAGCGTTTGCAAGGTCTGGTAGCCGGTTGCTACCTTGAACCAGGGCAGACAGAAAGCTACGCTGGAGAAGCTCAGAAGCTCTGGTGGAATGGCCTAGTCTATCTACACAACGTTAAGGACGGTACATTCGATCCTGAGTTTATTGGTATGGAGCGTATCGTTAAGGAGTATTCTTAATGGACGATACAGTTGATGTTATTAACGAAGCAGTACGAGAAAAGATTAAGAGACGAGCACAAGTAGGTGCTAAGAAATATGGAGTGACAATTCTTCGTGACGATATCGACTTGGAGGGATGGCTTATTCACCTACAGGAAGAACTTATGGATGCTTCCGTATATATCGAGCGCACCCTGTATGAACTTAGAAAGAGACAAGATGACCACAAATGATTATGAAAACAATGTACTAGCTAGAGCTTCTGCCTCTATGCACGTAGTAAATCCAGGGCTTCTACACGGAGCTATGGGTATCTGCGGCGAAGCTGGTGAGGTTATGGAAATTGCCAAGAAGGCAATGTTCTACGGTAAGCCAGTAGATACGGATAAGCTTAAGCTAGAGCTTGGCGATGTACTTTGGTACTTAACCTTAGTCACTAAGTCCATAGGCTCTTCTCTTACGGAGATTATGGAGCTTAACGACAAGAAGCTAGCCGCCCGTTTTGGCGGTACAAAATTTGATGCTGAAAAGGCAATCAATAAGGACGAAGCGAAAGAAGCACAGCTTTCACTTTTGTCTTGACTTTAACCTAATTCTGTGCTACTATACACACACTAGCCATCAGGAGGAAAATATGGCACTCAAGGTATTCATCACAAAGCTAAATCCACAAGTATCGGCCCCAGCTAAGGCTGCTGCTCCACTACGCGCCGCCAATGGTCGTTTTATTCCAGCCAAGGCTCGCCCTTCGACAAAGGGTACAGTCCGTACAAAGGCCCCTTATCGTATCAACGCAGCAGGCTCGGTTGTTCCGTTTAATGGCGGCACAATCCTAGGAGTAATTCTAAAGCCTTCGCTACGTGATGCTATGGTCAAGGCTGGCCTAGCGGCGTAATATGAAATTCATCGTAGTACAGGTAGATAAACAAGTACCGCACTATGATGTAGTCGATAGTCAAGCGGAGTTTCATACTCCCTTGGCTACCTTCTATAACAATCTAGATGCGGAAGTATACGCTATTCTTCTTAACAATAGATCAGTAGTAAACGTAAAATACGAACTTAGAGAAGGTGACGAAACAGGATATGGACTCTAACACGCTACCAACACTGTATCAGCAAGTAATTCATAAATCGCGTTATGCCCGTTTCGTAGATGAACTAGGTCGTAGAGAACATTGGGACGAGACAGTTGGACGATACTTCGACTTTTTCCAAGAGGAATTAGCCGAAACTATAGGGCCACGTAAATTCAAGGAAGCCCGTACCGCACTTGAACGTGCTGTACTTGGTACGGAAGTTCTTCCATCTATGCGTTGCTTGATGACTGCTGGCCCTGCGCTAGCACGAGACAACGTATGCGCCTACAACTGTTCCTACATTCCAATCGACCATCCAAAGGCATTTGACGAGATTCTTGTAATTCTTATGTCTGGTACTGGTGTAGGCTTTAGCGTAGAGAGACATAATGTAGCGGAATTACCGCCCATTCCTGACACTCTACAACAGGTAGATACGGTTATCTTCGTAGAGGATAGCAAGCCCGGCTGGCAACGAGCATTTAGACAACTTATCTCCATGCTATACGCAGGAGAAATTCCCAAATGGGATATGTCGAAGCTCAGGCCAGCCGGTGCTCGGCTAAAGGTTATGGGAGGTAGATCGTCTGGTCCAGAACCACTAAACGATCTATTCGCGTTTACAGTAAGTCTCTTTTCTAACGCTAAAGGAAGAAAGCTACTACCAATCGAGTGTCACGATCTAGTCTGTAAGATTGGTGATATCGTAGTGGTAGGAGGCGTACGTAGATCGGCTCTAATCAGCCTATCCGATCTTGGGAACAACGATCTACGAGTCGCTAAGTCTGGTGAATGGTGGGCCAAACACCCTCATCGTACGCTAGCAAACAACAGTGCCGTACATTACGACGGTATGGATATCGGGCAATTCATGGAGGAATGGAGCTCGTTGTATGCGTCCAACTCGGGAGAGCGTGGTATCTTCAATCGTGATGCGGTAGATCGACTAATCGGAACTCTGGCTCCGCGCCGAGAGCTAGGTCATATGTGGGGCACCAACCCATGTTCGGAGATTAACCTACGGCCCTATCAATTCTGTAATCTAACCACCGTTGTTGTTCGTGCTACGGATACCATCGAGACACTAAAGACAAAGGTGGAAGCTGCTACTATTCTAGGTACTATGCAAAGTACGTTGACCAAGTTCCCCTACTTGCGTAGCATCTGGAAGAGAAATACAGAGGAAGAGAGATTGCTTGGCGTATCCTTGACAGGATCGATGGACAGCCATCTTCTCAATCCACTACTCAATAAGGACTTTGCCGAAGTTGCAAAGCTACTTAAAGAGACTGCCGTACGTACCAACGAGGTATGGGCGGCTAAGCTAGGTATCGAGCAGTCTACTGCTATTACTTGTGTAAAGCCCGAGGGCACAACAAGTCAGCTAGTAGATGCGGCCTCTGGTTTGCACGCACGGTACGCACCTTACTATATTAGGCGAATTCGTGGGGACTCTAAAGACCCACTAGTAGCCTTCTTGAAGGATGCAGGCGTACCTCATCAAAAGTGCGTAGTAAAGCCAGATAGTGTTACCGTATTCAGCTTTCCGATTAAGGCTCCCACTGGTGCCGTTATCGGTAGAGATATGACTGCCATACAGCAGTTGGAAGTCTGGAAGCAATTCCAGCTAAACTGGTGCGAGCATAAGCCTAGTGTCACTATTTCGGTTAAACCCGACGAGTGGCTCGATGTAGCAGCATTCGTATGGTCGAATAGAAAGATCGTATCTGGTGTAAGCTTTCTACCATTTGATGGTGGAGTATACAAGCAAGCACCTTACGAAGAAATAAACAAAGAACAGTACGA